GCTAGTCAAAAACTAGATGTTGATTACAGTACCTTATACAGATGGAAGCAGGGTACTCAGTTTCCCAATATCAAAACCATAGAAAAGATTATGAAAGACAATCCAGGTCTTAACCAACTTGTAAAGGATTATACAAGCTGATGTTGATGAGACAGTGCAAAGTTTGTAAGAAGTTTAAAAAATTTGCTGACATGGCTTACAATCGCTGCGTTTATACTGGTCATAAAAAAATACTGAATAAATGTAATATTTGCCTACAACATGAAAGAAGAAATAAAAAAATTGTCAATCCAGACTCACAGATAAAACCATCCGTCTATGTAGAAGAAGAAGCTTTCTTTGAAGATGATCCCAGAGCACTTAGAGAACAACAAAATGAAGTGGGAAAGGTCATTCATAAAGGCACTGAGTATCCAAAAGGCAAGGTTGAGTATGACTGATAGCAGAAACAAGGGAAAAGGTTTTGAATATGAAGTCATACAGCTTCATCAAGATCATCTTGGTCTACAACTGAAAAGAGACATAGAACAATACAGAGTACAAGATCATGGTGATCTTATATCAGAAGATAAAGACTTTCCCTTTGCCATAGAATGTAAAAGAAGAAGAAAAGGTTTTTTGCCAGATAAAGACTGGTGGGTACAAACTTGTACTGCTGCTAATTTATGTAGGAAAATTCCTATTTTAATCTACAGATTTGACCGATTGCCAGTAAGAGTAAGAGTTCCAATGTCTATTTTAAACAAGGTAGAAGTACAGGAAAGAGATTGGAGATATGTCACTGACATGGATTTTGACACTTATGCCATGATTGTAAGAGAGATGTTATGACATGGTTACACATGATGAAAGTTAGACTGTGCCTGCGTTGCAAGGTTGCACTGTGTAACCATAAATGTCCAATCTGTGGGTTACACCAATGAATGAAACCTTTATCATCAAGTCATCTTTAAAAGATAATTATTCCATCATACCTAATGATGTTGTCAACAATGAAAGATTGAGTTCTGATTGCCTGGCTGTGCTTGTTTATCTGCTTTCTAAGCCCTCAAACTGGGTTGTTAAGCCGAGTAACATACAAAACAGATTTGGCTTTGGTAAGGATAAAGCCTACAAGGTTATAGCTGATCTGATACAGGAAAGATACATAGTCAGAGAAGAAGTGAGAACTGAGGGTAAGTATGCTCAATTCACCTACTATGTTTATGATTCACCATTTCCGTGTTTATCGGATACGGTTTTATCGGATACGGCAAACAAGGACACTACTAAAGAAAGAGATATACTAAGTAAAGAAAAGATACAAATGGCAGAACAGGATAAACCTGTTCCACAGAATGAATGGCAATGGTATAAGAATTGGCTTGCAGAATACACTTCTTTTAAAGAAGCAGGTGATATTGTTGGACAACTTTTGTCTATGGCTTTTAAGGCTGGTTACAAGACCAAAGAAGAAAAAGACAAACTGGTTTTAGCTGTCCTTCAAAGGGGAGCAGAGAACAAGCCAGAAGGAAATGTCCGTGCCTATCTTTTTAAGATTTTTCAGAACATAACCACCGAGAACAAGTATGAGGACAAGGATGCTAACAAATGGCAGTTGTACGCTCAAATGTGGCAAAAGGGCAACTGGTATATAAATACCTGCCCTCGGCCAGATGATCCCAGTTTTGTGAATTTTTGCCCTAAAGAATATCAACATTTATTTGAGAGGAACTATGGAAGCCAGTGAAATTGCCGATAGGTTTGAAGAGATGGTAGATGTTTTGTCAAGGATGCCATCAGCTATCAAAAGACAGAAATTTACCTCGTGGATTGATTATGTCAATGATCCAAATACAGCTTATGGATATTCTGAGGTTAAATTGTCAAGGCCGAAACCAACACCAAAACAGATTGACAGGATGGACCAAGCATTGTTGTGGATCAATATGCTTGAGACAAAAGAAGAGCAGAGATTAATCTGGGCTAGAGCACATAAGTTTCCATTGAGGAAGATTGCAGGGCTTATGGGTATATCAAAAGATACTGTGAAATATAGATGGATGGCTGCTTTGATAAAGTTATCGTATAAAATATGAAAAAAAATAATTATCTATCTAGACAAGTCAGACAAAAAGTGTATAGGATTTTTATATAATGCCGATTTGTTTGTTATGTGTTCCTACTCCAAAGTATAATTGCGTAAAAAATAGGTCGGCACTATGAGAAAATACCAATACAAACCAGGCATAGACTGGCAAGAGATAGAAGCTAGGGTGAGAAGTGGTGAACCTTTGCTTAGAGTATCCAAGGATTATGATATATCAAGACAAGCGATTATTAAGAGATCAAGAAAAGAAGGTTGGCTTGATAGTAATAAGAAAATAAGGTTAGCGAAGAAAGTGGTTACAGGTGTAACCAAAGAAAAGAGTGTAACCTTGAAGAGTGTTGCTAAACCTTTTAGTAAGTACATACAGAAACATGCAAAAGATAAACCAGAGACGATAGATAGTATCCTCGGATTACTTAGGTCTGGTAACCCAAGAAAGATTGCAGTGCAAGCAAGTGGGGTGAGTATGGATAGTTTTTTGCGTTGGGTAAGAGAGGATATGTCTTTTGCCGATAATGTACGCAAAGCCGAAAGCATGGCTGTGGCTGACAGGTTACAGAACATTTCAGCAGCAGGTAAAAGAGGTGATTGGAAAGCTGATACTTGGGTATTGGAAAGAACACACAAAGATATATTTGGTGAAAAAGAAAGTAAGAACAATAACTTAGCAGTACAGATCAATATTAATCGTGGTGACAAAGAAGAGATTGTAGATATACATACCACTGATACTAAATCAGTTGACTAATCTTCTGTAACCTACGGATTTGGTAGGATTTACAAATACAACTAGACACTTTTGCTAGACCACCCCCCAGGCAAAGCCCCACAGGGTAGGTCTGTTTGCGAAGACGAAGACGTATAACAAACACGCACCCACGCACAAAAAATTAAAAAGATTACAGGTTGCACAATGGCAGAAGTAAATTCACCATTCGCTAAAAGAATGATGGCACAAAAACTAATGATGGATAACAAGACAAATCCATTTGAGCAGAGTGAGTTTTTCCAGCCTAGTGATGCTTTAGAAGCACCTAGGGTCACAGGAATGTTATTGCCATTTTCGGCAAGAAGATTTGGTGATGAAAAAGATTTAAGATTGGCAGTGCCAGAATTGGTATCTGATTTCTTTGATGCCACTGTTGGTAATACAGGAAAAGCATTGAGAGGTGAACTTGGTGTTCCAAGTGTAAACAATCCTGCTTTCACAGGTGCTGTAGCTGACATGGGAATGAATGTCACTGGTGGAAGTTTATTAGGTTCTGCATTAACAAAGTCAGTACCAAAAAATGCTTTGTCAATGGGATTATATGGTGGTTCTAATGAAAAAACAATTTTAGAGCAATTAAAAACACTTAGATCAGATTTAAAAAATGCTAATACACAAGCAGAGAAACTAAAAATAGAAGAACAGATTACTGCCCTAAGAGGGCAGCGTGAGCAACAACTTAGTGATCTGCGAAAACAAGCAAATATAGAAAGATTTGGTTACGATCCAACTGAAACAGGAAATGTTACTAATACTTCTTACAGGATGCAACATCAACCTAGACCAGATGGTGCTAGGCTAGATGATATGACAGGTGGTGGTGAGTATTTTCCTAACGATATTTATTCAGCCAATGGATTAAGAATTTATGGAAATCCTAATAATATTTTTGATAGAGAAAGTTTTAACATAATACAATCAGTAAAAGGTAAGCCAAACGCAGAAGTTACCATCTATAGGGCTGTTCCTAATGATAAAAGTATTAAAACTATAAATCCAGGTGATTTTGTTACACTTAGCAAAAAATATGCAGAACTTCATGCAGGAAGTGGATATGGTCAAAGTGGCAAAGAAGCAGGTAAGATTTTATCTCAAAAGGTAAAGGTGAAAGAAATTAGGTCAGATGGGAATGATCTTAATGAATTTGGATACTTTCCAGAGTCTAATTAATGGCAAGAAAAACCATTCAGTTAGATTACACTCCTCAACCTAAACAGGAGTTATTGCACAAGTGTAAGGCTAAACAGATATTGTTTGGTGGTGCTGCTGGTGGTGGTAAGAGTCATAGTTTAAGATGGGATATCATTGCTTTTTGTTTGGAAAACCCTGGTTTAAATGCCTTTATTTTTAGAAGGTCATTACCAGAATTAGATGCCAATCATATTCAGCCTTTGAAAAAAGAATTACCGATTGAGTTAGGTAATTATAATGAGACCAGGAAGAGGTATGAGTTTTACAATGGCAGTTCTATTCAGTTTCAGTATCTGGAAAGAGATAATGATTGTGAGAGGATACAGGGTACAGAAATTCATATAGCTGGTATTGATGAAGCAGGTCAGATGAGTGCTTATCAGCTTGGTTATATTAAGAGTAGGATGAGACTGGGTGGTTTTGAACCCAAGCAGAAAGATTATTTACCAAGGCTGGTAATGACTGCTAATCCTGGTGGTCAAAGTCATAATTTTTTAAAGGCTTTGTATATTGACCCTGCACCTGCAAAAACATATTTTTATGATGTGACCATGAAAGACCCTAATAATCCAAAGGATAAGGGTTGGCTCACAATGTATATTCCTGCAAGAATGGAAGATAATGTTTATATTGATCCATCTTATGCGAGTTCTTTTAGTGGATTGCCCCATGAGTTGGCAAAGGCATTAAGAGAAGGCGATTGGGATTTAGTTGTTGGCTCTTTCTTTGGTGATATCTGGAAGAGAAACATTCATGTTGTAAGACCTTTTGAGATACCAGAATACTGGCTAAAGTTTAGGTCATTTGATTGGGGTTCAGCATCACCTTTTTCGGTAGGATGGTGGGCTGTTGCAGAAGGACATGATGACATACCAGATGGTGCTTTGATTAGGTACAGGGAATGGTATGGTGCATCTGCACCGAATAGAGGATTAAGACTGACTGCTGAAGAAGTGGCAGCAGGGATTAAGGCCAGAGAAAGACATGAAAGAATTGATTATGGGGTAGCTGATCCATCAATCTGGAAGTTTGATGGTGGTCCTTCAATCGGTGAAAGATTGTCTAAAATGGGTATTCGTATGAGAAGGGCTGATAATTCAAGGGTGAATGGATGGGATCAAGTTCGCCAGAGAATGATGGTTGATGATGACCAGAGCATGATTTATTTTTTTGAATCCTGCGTTGATACTATTCGGACATTACCTATTTTGACCCATGACAGAAACAGGGTTGAAGATATTGACACCACACAGGAAGACCATGCAGCAGATGATATTAGATATGCCTGTATGAGTAGACCTTATACAAGAAGATTAGAAGAAGAAGAAGATATTTGGAGACAGCCAACTGTTGAGGAAATGATGAGTAATCTTGACAGGGTTTCAAAGCCAAGTTTTAGGAGATTATAATTGGAAGAATATTACGACAGAGAACCCAGCGATAAGAAACTAAGGGCTGATTACTGGAATAAAGAGATTGCCAGGGCAAGAAGGTTTGAGGAAGACTGGAGAACCAGAAGTTTTGATATTGTCAGAAGATATCGAGATGATGAACCTCAAAGAGTAGAAAGAAACACAAGAATGAATATTTTTCATTCAAATGTGGATACTTTAAAATCTGCTCTGTATTTCAATACACCGAGACCAAAGGTAACCAGAAGGTTTAAAAGCAATGACCCAGCAGCAAGAACAACTGCTGTTGTTATGGAAAGAGCCTTACGATATCAGATGGACCGATATAAGTTTGACAGTGAAGTGACAAAGGCTGTTGAAGATATGCTTATTGTCGGTAGAGGTATTTTAAGGATGAGATATGAGCCAGTTGTTGTTTCTGGTGAAGTTGAAAAGATAAGGGTAAGGCAGCAGCCAATAACTGGTATTGGTGGCACTCCACAGGGTACACTGGCTGAGATTACGATTGACCGAAAGTTCTTGGATGAACAGGGCAATGAAGTTGATCCTTCTATGGTCAAGTCAGATGCTATGGGAAGTTTTATTGAAGGTGAGCCTATGGAATTTGTAGGTGAACAGTCAATTATGTGTGAATATGTCAACTGGCAGGATTTTACTTTGCAGCCTTCTAAATGCTGGTCTGATGTTCAATGGGTTTGTTTTAGGCATTTGATGACAAGAGAAGCCCTTGTTGATTATTATGGTCAAAAAGGTGAGAGAATACCTCTTAGTTATTCAAAGTCAGATGCTGATAGTTATAATACTTATGATGATTATACACAGCCAGATATGGCTGAAGTCTGGGAGATTTGGGATAAAAGAACTGGCAAGCAGATATTTGTTGCTACTGGTTTCAATGAGGTCTTGGAAGAGTTTGAAGACCCTTATAATTTAGATGCTTTTTTTCCAATGCCAGAGCCTTTATATGGTGTAAGTACAACAGATACAACATTACCAGTACAGGAAATATTGATCTACGAAGATCAGTTGACTGAACTTGATATTATTACGCAGAGAATAGGTGTATTAACAGAAGCCTTGAAAAGAAGGGGTGTTTATGATGCTTCTTTCCAGGAATTGATAAGATTATCAGATGCAGACGATAATGAGTTTATACCAGTTGATAACATGGCTATGTTACAGAATGCAGGTGGTATCGGTGGTGTTATGCAGGAAGCCCCCCTTGATAATCTCATCAAGGCATTAACTGCTTTGTATCAGTCAAGACGAATTGTGATTGACACCATTTATGAGTTAACAGGTATCTCTGACATTATGAGAGGTCAGTCAGCTTCAAGGGAAACTGCAACTGCACAGAGAATAAAAGGTCAGTTTGGTTCTATGCGTATGATAACCAGACAGAAAAGACTAGAGAGATTTCTTGATGAAATCATGGAGATGAAAGCTGAACTGATTGTAGAAAATCTAGAGCCAGATTTATTAGAAAAGATTACATCTATTCAAATTTCACCAGAAACTGTAGCTGTGATGAAGGATGATCGTTTAAGAAGTTATAGGATTTCAGTAGATACTGAGGAAAGTTCTGCAATAGATACTGCGATTGACCAACAGAGAAGAACAGATTTTTTAACAGCAATGGTGCAATTTCTTCAGAGTGTAGGGCCTCTCGTATCCTCTGGAGCATTGGGATTTGACCAGGCTAAAACCATGTTATTGTTTGCAGCTAGGTCATTTCCT